GTCGCTTACGCTTGCCATGAGGTGGTTGAGCTTCTTGCTCTCCGAACTGCTTCTTCACTTCATGCAGCGGCAATGAAACCGAGATGAGCTTGATCTTATCAGTTTTGCAATCAATCTCAAATTTCATTCCGGCGAAAGTGTAGTGCACTTTCTTCCACTTGGCAATACGATCGGCATCAGTCTCGCCAGCTCCTTGAGGAGCTTGGTCAGTCGAGGCGTTGGGCATGTTCTTCCAAAGGAGAACAGCAGCAGCAGCCGTCAAACCGAGACTGGTGGCCAGAGAAATATACGGATGATCCTTGGCTATACCAAGGGCCGTGTGAACACACTCAGTGACATGCCCTGTGACAACAGAAGTGTCTGGTAATCTGAACCAGCCAGGGGCAATGGCAATGAGACTTTGGACAGCACGGCCTGAATGAACAGTCAATTCATGCACAACTCGAGAGTTGCCAACGGCTTTGGCACAATGCCAAGCATCATGCACCGGAGATCTCTGGGCAACATTGCCGCACGAGCATCTCACGTCATGTTGCACAAAGCTACTTGAAAGTTTCAAAGTTTGCTCTGCAACCTGCATCATCAACTGACAATAATTGATTTTGCTTTGGGCATTCTTGTCTTCCCAATATTTCAACTTGGCCAAATTCAATGCGATCCCAAGCGCACCGTACGCATTGTCAGCATAACGGGCGGAGGAAGGCATGAGAGGCGAAGGATTCACAGGGAAAGCCTCAAGAGCAGCGGCTGAAGCAGCAGCACTGGTCATGGGCGGAACAGAACAGGCGCCAGCATTATTGACTGGTGTCGATTCCTCATCGGATTCAGGCTCATGATAGGCAAGTGATACCAACCAGTTTCGGCGGTCACTGTCATATTTAGCCTGATAACACGCAGGAAACCAAGTGTTCTTGGCAAGAGATTTCGCAAAATCAATTGGATCACCAACGATATGGTGGGGGAAAATGAAGCATTTGTTTGACGCCGCATATTCATTTGCTTTCGCACACACCATAAGATCATTGGGACCAAAAAAGAGTTGGCCAACAACACCGCCACATTCTTCATAACCGCAAGTCAGCGGCGCACTGTTGCGAAGGTGACGCCCAACTGATGTGTTATGCTGACACTTTTGCACTCTAAGATAATAAATCTGAGTGGGTTTGGTCCTCGCATTAATCACATTCAGATGGATGTTTGGCTCATCCAACCGTGCTGCCTGAAGCTTGTAAGCTTGAATTTGTGCGGCAACAGCAACCAATTCTCTTTGCATGTCAGCCTGCTTGCACATCAGATCTCTCTGGTAAGACTCTGCAGACTGTTGATTCTCACGTTCACGGCGAACAAGGACTTGCTCTTCACTTTCGGCCACAAAAGAGGGCACTTCAGAGCCAAGTCCAACGCCAACAGAGGAGTCAGCGGCGGCGGAGTCAACGACTCTACGCTCTGCCACGCTCCTCTCACCAACAGCGGATGAAGCTGATCCGTCACCGGATCTCAACTCCCCCGCTGTCACCTGCACTCCAGCAACGACACAATCCATAATCCTAGAAAATTTCTGAGTGGATTGATGGACTACTTCACGTGTTTGTTCTAGCTTTGAACAAAAGCGAAAAGGGGCAGTAAGAAACTTGAAGATCTCTGCCGTCGAAAGAACGCCCACGCAACTTGACACTTACCGTTAGGCAAGTCCGAAGTTGAGCGCGGGTAAACGCTG